GTGCCAGTTTCCACTGCCCCTTCAATCCACCGAAACCCGCGCCCAGCCTGGGTTTGCCGGCCATTCGACGCCAAATTCACCCACACTCTTCCGAGAAGACCCCAAAGATTCAAGGTGATAGGCCGATCTTCCGGCTCAATCAGATGCTTTGCTACATTGCGCGCACGATTCCATCCGTCAATTGCGTCCTTTTCGGTCTGCCCACTCAGGCCAATCAGTCCAAGCTGATCTCGAAGGTTTGCAATTGATCGCGCCGACTCTTTAATAACGGGCTGCTTTGATTGGCGGACTAGCAATTTGCCAAAAATCTCTTCCGCAGCACCAGCCAAAGTGAGGGCGGGAAGAAATTTTCCCTCAATGAATAGGGCAATCGCTTCGCGCAGCTGCTGTTGGGCGATGTCACTTGGCGAAAGCGTCGTGTCGTCTTCGTATCCAATCGTTGGAGTGCTCATGAAAAGCCTAACGCATTTGGTGGAGCAAAACCTGCCCAATGAACCTAGGACCTGCTCTGCTTAAAGTCAACTATGCTAACCCCAATGTTGCTCATGCAGAAGTTGAAAGAATACGCTGGGCTTGGGCCAATCGAGATGCCCTCGGCTTGGCGCTTCCCTTTGCATCTCGACGCATCTTCTTGACCACATCATCGAAGCTGGCGATACCATCGACCATGCTTTGCGCCAGGGCCTCAACAGCACCAAGCACCCGACCTTGGCCCATGCCCTCGCGTACCTGGGCGATCGGCACTCCTCGACCTCGTGCCACGGCTTTTGTGAAACTGGCGTAATGGTCATCGACGCGGGATTGCATGAATGCTTGCGCGTCGTCATCCAACGGGGCATACGGATTGCCTTCGACCTTGAACTTTCCAGCCGAGATCAATGTTGGCTTGACGCCCTCAGCAGCAAGCGCCTGCGAGTGGTCGAAATGTGCCTGCCATACGCCAATGGATCCAACCTCGCCACCCGGTGACACATAGAACTCGGAGGCAGAGCAACCGATCCAGTAAGCGGCGGACGCCGCAAGACTGTTGGCAATCGCCACCACCGGCTTTTGCGAGCGGGCGTGCGTGATCTCGTCGGCAAGTTCCGACACGCCATAAACACTGCCGCCAGGGCTGTCGATGTCAATCAGGATCTGGCTCACCGTGTCGTCGGCCAGCGCCTGGCGCAGGGCAGACGCGAACTGCTGGGTGCTTACGCTGCCCGGGCCGGAAACATCATCGACCATATTGCCGCGCTGCGTGACCACGCCGTACAGCGGCAGAACCGCGATGCCTCCACTGGAAACTGCCGTGGCCGCTTGACGTCGGGCTTCACGGACCGAACGATCCGCATCAATTCCTGATTGGACGTCGGCACTGGCCGACAGGTTTCGCGACCAGCGTCCCATCACAGTGGTGACGGCATTGAGCCGTTCGGGCATCAATGCCCAGGGCGTCGCCAAGAATTCAGCGATCAGCAATTGATGGTTCATCGTGTCGTTCCCAGAGAAATCAGTGATTCGGTCAATTCGGTCTCCGCCATCGGAGGGACGCTCCCCTGCGCCCATTGCGCTACACGTGTCACTGGCACCGCCAACGCGTCAGCAATAAGGGTAAAGTCGCTATCGGTCATTGCACCAGCGCGGCTGATGCGGCGTGCCAGCCGGGCGGCGCTGGTTGCTATCAGCGCACGGATCCGCGCTGCCGCTTCGTCATCCTTTGGCTCTGTGACTTTCTGTTCGCCACCCACCGCCAGGTCCTCGGCTGCACCTTCCTCGACCATGTTCAGGGGTCGCAGCGGCTCGTCCAAGCCATCGAGTGGATTCAGGTTCTCTGCGATACGGGCTTCGTTGCGAGTGAGCCATCCGTTTTGGATACCGCTTTGGTAGTAGGAAGATCGGCTAGCCGCGTCGCCACGCATCAGGTTGGAAAAATCAAATTCCACTTCCAGATCGTCGCCATCGAACAGCAGTTCGGACTCGATGCTGGCCTCCCAACGCTCTGCCCATGGAGTCATCGTGTGCATCACAAATTCAAGACTCTGCTGCTCGATGTTCGAGAACGTCGCGCGTTCCAGGTCCGCGATCATATGCGGCGGCACACGAAACAGTCGTGCGATGTCCGTGATCTGAAATTTGCGCAGCTCCAGGAACTGAGCGTCCTTGTTCGTGACGCCCACTTCGTGGAACTTCATGCCGTTTTCCAGGACGAGCACTTTGCCCCGGTTGGCACCGGATTGCGCCGTCTGATATGAATCGCGGAACACCTTCTTGGCCTCCGTGTCCTTGAAGGACCCCGGAAACTCGATCCAACCACCGGTCGGCTTGGCATCGTTGGCGAAGAACCGGGCACCATAGTCTTGCGCAGCCAGCGCCATGCCCAGACTTTCGCGCGCCAGGTCGATCGGGCTCATACCCATCAGGCCGTCCGATGACAGCCCGCGTAGGTGCCAGATTTCACCTCGCGCCACGATGGTTTCAACACCCAACCGGTCCGTCACCCGGTATCGGTAGTCCCCGGCAGGGGTCAGTTCCATCTTGATTCGGTCTGGATGGATCGGCACCAGCTCCAGAACTTCCCCTTGGCTGTTGGCCACAATCCGGTTGTACGCATTGCCGCGAAGCGCTAAGTGGCCCTGCAGCATCTCGCGCCACTCATATGGGTTCTGGTACCGGTTCGGGCGTTTGGCCAGCAGGCGATACAACCAATGATCGGTGACCTTGTCTTTACCGCCATCACCACGCTGCCGGTAAAGCACAAACGGTAGGGACGCCATGGTTTCGGCAAGGATCCGAACGCTCGCATACACCGCCGCCAAACGCAGGGCGTTATCCGCTGACACCCGCATACCGCTTGACGTGCGAACCGTGACCGGCTCAAACCAGAAATCTCCCCAAGGCGATCGATCTCCGCTGGAGGCCATCCAGCGCGAGACGAAACTGAACATGCCCATCAGAGCATCACCAGTTCATAGTCCACGCCCAAGATGACATTGGTGCCAGGCGCAATTGCCCGGGACAGGCCCATGATCAGCGCTACGATTCCGTCGATCTTGTTTTCTGGGCGCTCCTTGCGCGGGTAGATGTTGTCCTTTGCGTCCAGGTGCGCCACCACATTGCTCGCCATCCACCCAAGCACCGGGCAGCCGTCGTGAATTAGCTTTCCTTGCAGAACCAGCGCTTCCAGGATTTTCATTGGCTCGCTGAAATTCAACACGGTCGGCCGCAATTCGATCATCGGAAGTCCCTCGGCCAGCATCCGGGTGGACAGCTGGGTTGCCTGGAACGGGTCGTATGCCACCGCCTGAAGGGAGAATCGGGAGGCAAACTCGATCAGGTCGGCCTCAATCCAGCTGAAGTCGATCACATTGCCCGGCGTGACCGTCAACCTGCCACTGCCCATCCAACCCGGGTATTGGCTGTTGCCATTGGCATGCACCGTGTCCTCCGGAAGGTAGTAGCGACCAAACACAGCAAAGCCACCGTCAATCTCTGGATAGGGGAACACAAGCAACAGGGCCGCAATATCAGTCTTGCTGGCCAGGTCCAAGCCAATCCAGCAGGGCTGACCCGCATAGGCCTCAATGTCCAGCAACGGATCAGCACACCGGTCCCATGACCGCATATCCATCCACGCGGTGTCGGCGTTCACCCACTCATTTAGGTGCTTGGTCTTGAAGTTGTTCACCGCGCTGGGCATCTGCATCGCCTTGGCCTGCAGCGGCGCCAGCACTTCCGGGCGCACCGATATGCCCCAGTTGGGGTTGGCCTTGATTAGCGATGACTCAAGAGTCCAGTCGTCACCGTCGTCCAGCCCGTAGACGATGCCGAACTGGCTGTCATCGTCGAACACGCCATCAAGCAGGCGGCTCACGAAGGTCCGAATCTCGTAACAAATTCCGGATCGGTTGCTCCCCGCCGTCGTGATCACCCACAGTAGCGAGTTGTCTCGCTTGCCAGTACCGGTCTCCACAACGTCATAGACCGTACGGGTCTTGTGCGCGTGCAACTCGTCGACGCAGCCAAAGTGGATGTTCAAGCCATCCAGCGTCGAGCCTTCCGCAGACAGCGCTTCGAACTTCGATCCACTGGACATCACATGCATGTTGTGTGCGCCAACGCCCACGCCAAAGCGTGTGCGGAAACCTGCGGACTGGCGTGCCATGGTCTGCGCGTCCCCGAACACGATGCGCGCCTGATCCCGCGTGGTCGCTAACGAGTAGACCTCAGCACCACCCTCACCGTCCGCCGCCAGCATGTATAGCGCCAGCGCGGAGGAAAGCGTGGACTTCGCGTTGCCGCGCGGCACCTCGATGTATGCTCGACGAAATCGACGTTTGCCGTCCGGTTTGACCCAACCGAATACGGTGGTCAGGATGAACACCTGCCAGGGCTCCAGATGAATCGGCTGACCGGCTAGCGGCCCTTTCACGTGCGGCAGGCGTTCGATGAACGCACACAGGTTGTCGGCCGGATGGAAGCTGCGGCCCAACCGGTCGGTTAACGTTGGATTGAATTGGTATGGGCTATTCTTGCCTTTGAAGCGACCCAGATCGTCCAATTGCCGTTGACAGGCCTGGCGCACCCATTTGCCAGTTGGAATTTTGGCTGCGACGACCTCCTCGGCATACTGACGAGCGATAGATTGGTATCGTTTCAAAATTTAGCTCTCATATCGCAATTGCCCGACCACCTGCCCAGTACCTCGAATCAAGTTGAAAGGAAATCACCGCAATGCCAATAATCAAAAACTTCGGCTTCTTGTGGGAGCGCAAGTACATCTATCGGGGAACAGGTGGTGATGGCAATGCGGGACACCTGAAAGGTAAGGCGCGAGCACTTGAAACGGCAGACTTCCGCGAGCAAATTGGCGTCTACGTCCTCTACGACCGAAATCAATCCATCGTCTATGTCGGACAGGCAGGAAATGGCAACGCCACCTTGTTCACTAGGCTGCGCAACCACATGGACGGAAGTTTGTGGAACCGGTGGGAATACTTCAGTTGGGTTGGATTTCGGGACGTCAATGCAAACGGATCGATAAGCGAGAGGCAATCGGTGGAATCAAACGTCTCAGGATTCAAATATTCGGACGCATTGAATGAAATCGAAGGAATCCTGATTGAGATCATTGAACCCAAATTGAACAAGCAAGGTGGAAAACTGAAAGATGCGACCGAGTACTTTCAGTTTGTCGACGAAAAGAATCGCGACATAACCAATCACGATCTTCTAGCGCGGCTGGACCAAATCGAAACGGCATTGAAAAGGAATCTTGACTGACGGCTTTTAGCCAGCGATTTCAGACCATGGGTCTTTGTCGTGCGCAGCCTCTGCCGGAATCGAAATCCGCGATCGCGAGGCCGGGGTAAAACCCATCTCCGCCTCGTAGCCCTTCATTTCAAGCGCCAGGTCGCGGATCACGTCCATCAGCGGGGATCTGCGCAAGATGCCGCTTGGCGTCTTGATGATCATTCCGGACACCCCGGCACGATTGATCTTGGATAGTGCCTCGCGATAAAGGCCTGAGCAGTTGGCCCAGCGCTCCAGCACCGCACCGTCCAGCGCGGACAGCAGTCCAGGGGGCGAATTGGCCACCGCGTAGTCCCACGCCTCCTTGGCACTGTCCGACATGTACTCGGGTGCCGTACACAGAACGCCCGTCGGCTTTGGTTCGCGCGGGTTGCTCCGGCATGGCTGCATAGTTCCCTTGATTTTTTTAACTGCCACCGGCAGGGGTTTGCGTCCGGCCATGGCTTTGGGCACGATCCTTAAAAAATGTTTTTCAATTTGCACGCGCAAAAATCTGCCCTCGCGCACGCATCTGCGGCGGCGAGCCGTAGAGATTTTTCCCCCCTCCCCCCCGAGTCAGATGAATCAGCCACGTCGGGCAGTCTCCTGTGCCGTCTTGCGGTTGTGGCAAGACACGCATAGCGCTTGCAGGTTGGCCACGTCAAACCGTGCACCGCCGTCCTTCAACGGCACCATGTGGTCTGCCACCACCGCCGCGACAACGCGCCCACGGCCCTCACAACGCGCGCACACCGGGTGCTCACGCAAGACGGCGGCCCGCACAGCGCGCCACGCAGCCGACTGGTAGAAGCCAAGCTCGGTATCAAACCCGCGCCTCGCGCGGCCGTAGTCACGATGCGCTGCAACACGGTGCGCATCGCAATAGCCGGGCGTGACCAGCACCGCGCCACAGCCAGGGTGGCGACATGGTGTAGGGGCGGCACGTGGCATGGCATCAAGATCAAAGAAGTCAGAAGATTTTTTGATTCAGTGCTTGGCTTTCACTTGGAACAGAGCGTTCATACGAACGTCATCAACCACCAAGGAGCATCAAAATGACAACCCAACTCACCCCGTCGCAACAGCAAATCCTCGACCACGCAGCCCAGACCACAAGCGGCAAGATCGAGTGGTTCCCCGACAACATCAAAGGCGGCGCACGAAAGAAGGTGCTCGACAGCCTGTGCAATCGCGCACTCATCACGCCACTGGGCGACGACTGGTTGATCACTGCCGAGGCCTACGACGCCCTTGGTCTGCCGCGTCCGCGACCGGTCACCGTTGCGGACCCCGAGATCGAAGCCGCCGTGACCGCCATTGAGGCCAAGGCAAGCGCCGAGGCCAAAGCGCCACGCACGCGTGCCAACAGCAAACAGGCCACGGTCATCGGCATGCTCAAACGCCCCGAGGGCGCGACCATTCCACAAATTTGCGAAGCAACCGGTTGGCAGGCGCATACCGTGCGCGGCACATTTGCCGGCGCATTCAAGAAACAGCTCGGACTCAATCTGGAGTCAACCAAGGGCGAAGGCGACCGGGTCTACCGTATCGCTGGCTGAGCCAGATCGGCCAGCGCATTGAAGTTAGCACCATCACCGGCGCGAGTGGCTTCGCCGCCGGTGAAGTCCTGCCATCGTTTGACGATCACATCCACGTACTTCGGATCAAGTTCGATCAGTCGTGCGCGGCGCCCTGATTTTTCGCAAGCAATCAGACTGGAGCCAGAGCCGCCAAAGGGGTCCAGTACCAGATCGCGCGTCTTGCTGCTGTTGCGCACTGCGCGCTCGACCAGCTCAACCGGCTTCATCGTCGGATGCAGGTCGTTCTTGTGCGGCTTCTTGATTTGCCAGACATCACCCTGGTCGCGAGCACCGCACCAGTAGTGCTTGGCACCATCGCGCCAGCCATACAGGATGGGTTCGTACTGGCGCTGGTAATCCGCGCGTCCCATGGTGAAGGTGTTCTTGGCCCAAATCACGAAGGTCGACCACTTGCCACCAGCATCTCGGAAAGCCGACTGCAGGGTGTCCAGTTCCGATGAACTCATGGCAATGTAGACGGCGCCCTTGGTGACATTCAAAATATTCTGGCAAGCTGCCTGCAGGAAGGCCCCGAAGCCGTCACCCATGTTGTCGTTCAAGATCGGGCGAATCTTGCCACGCATCTTGTCCTTAGCCGTGTTGGCGTAGTTGACGTTGTAGGGTGGATCCGTGAACGTCATGTCCACCAGCTCGTCACCCAACAGCGCTTTGTAGTCCTCGGCCTTGGTGGCATCGCCACACAGGACTTTGTGTTCGCCGAGCAGCCAGACGTCACCCGCGCGGGAGATCGGGTTTTCGGTGACGTCCGGTACCTGATCCTCGTCGGTCAGTCCATCGTTACCGGTGTCACCCGCGATTAGTGCATCCCATTCGTCGGGGCTGAAGCCGGTGATACCCAGATCAAACCCACCGTCCTTTAACTCGGCCAACTCCAAGCCCAGCAGTTCGTCATCCCAGGATGCGTTCTCACCGATCTTGTTGTCGGCCAGGATCAGCGCCCGACGCTGGATGTCTGTCAGATGCGCCATCGGCACTACCGGCACCTCGGCCATGCCGAGCTTGCGAGCAGCGAGCAGGCGTCCGTGACCGGCAATCACATTGTTCTGTCCATCAATCAGGATCGGCGCGCCCCAACCAAATTCGGTGATGCTGGCTGCGATCTGGGCCACCTGCGCATCGGAGTGCTGCTTAGCATTGCGGATGTATGGGATCAAAGCCGTGACCTGGCGCAACTCGATCTTAAGATCGGCCACTGGATTACGCATAGGCCGCCTCCTGAATGTCCAGGCGTTCGGCGGCGACGTCCTCAAATGACTGATCCGTGCCATCCAGCGAGATGGCCACATCCGGGTAGTTCTGCTGGAAGCGGCGAACTGCCACGTCCACGTATTCGGGGGCAATTTCCACGGCGCGGCAGCGGCGTTGCGTGCGCTGGGCTGCCAGAAGCGAAGTGCCGGAGCCGTTGAAAGGTTCGAACACCACGTCTCCCCTGGCGGAGAACGCCTCCATGACGTGCTCGGGCAACGCGACGGGGAACACCGCCGGGTGGTCGATGTCCTCACCGATCTTGCCTTTGTGACGCATGATGCGAATCACACTGTCCGGGATGCGAGTGTCCTGGGTCGGTGTGCCGGCATGTGACCAGCCTCCAACTTCGCCATCTTTCTTGCGCATGGCGGTCGACGATCCATCGGCGCGCAGGTGCGATTCCTGACCGGCGTGCTTGCAGGGCACGATCTTGTTGGGGCGTCGGGCTTCGTGATTGAAGTGAAAGACGAACTCGAAGCTGGGGGCCAGACGACCGTTCCAGTCACCCGGCATGCCCGGGCCCTGGTCCCACACGTACCAGGCAAAGCGACGCCAGCCAACGGATTGCATCCACTGCAGCCAGCCGTCCCAATACGGGATGACTTCGTTGTCGCGGTGAATCAAGCCAAGGTTGACCAGTACCTGTCCGTCCGTAGCCATCGGCAGCGCGGCAAAGACGCCGCGCATCAGACCATCCCAATCGATGATGGTGTCGGTGTAGTCCCGTTGGCTGCCATATGGCGGCGACGTGAAGCATAGGCGAGCGCGATCAAGGCCCATGAGGGCAGCGATCACGACTGAGTCGGCAGCGTCACCACAGATCAGGCGATGCTCACCAATGATCCAGATGTCGCCAGTCTTGCTGACCGCCTTGACCAGAGTTGCGGGCAGTTCATCTGCCGAGTCCTCGGCTGCGTCCGAATCTTCTTCGCTATCGTTGGCCAGCAACGCCTGGATCTCTGCATCATCAAACCCGGTCAACTCCAAGGCGAAGCCTGCGTCCTGTAGCTCGGACAATTCCAGTGAGAGCAAATCGCTATCCCATCCAGCCCGTTCAGTCAGCTTGTTTTCAGCCAGGATGAACGCGCGCTTTTGGATGTCAGTGAGATGGGCCAGCTCGATCACTGGCAACTCTGTCATCTCCAGCTTGCGCGCGGCAAGGATCCGGCCGTGGCCGGCAATGACTCCATGATGGCCATCGACCAGGACGGGATTGTTGAACCCGAACTCCCGGATGCTGGCAGCGATCTGCGTGATCTGCTCATCGCTGTGCGTGCGCGCATTTCGGGCATAAGGGATCAACGTCTCGATCGGCCGATAGTGGATTTGCAGGGATGGCATCAATGGGTCCAGAAAAGCAAAACCCGCTGAGAGCAGCTTGCTCAAAGCGGGTCGCGGTATCGGTCAGCCGGGTGGCGCTGCCACTTGGCACTGCTCACATGGCTGTCCAGAACATAGCTGAAATAGTAGGGCAAAACAGGTCAATGTGTTGCACGTTCCAGAGGGCGCTCTCCCCGCAGATGCCCGCTGGACACGCAATTTCTCCGCCAACACACGTCAAATTCCGCCAATTCACGCTTTGACATTAAGTTGCTCGACCACGGTCTGGATCGACAGCTTCCAATGTCTCCAAGCGGTCGTGCGACAGCAACCCAGGCGCCTACCGATCTCATTCCATTCGTAATTGTCGGCTCGCATCCACACCAGATGCCGGCGCTCGACTTCAAGCCACTGGACCCAACTCATGGTCTCCAGCATCCGATCGACGGCAGCAGGGTCAGGTGCAAACCGAACCACTCGATCCGGGTCCGCGTAGCGCTCCCATTCCTGACGAACAATCGGTGGCCACAAGTTGAAAAACCCTTGAACACGGACGGGTGGGAGTCGACGACTGGTAAGGACCGCCTCATGGAAGCGAGATGCCACGTCCTCAGTGGACCAGACGATTCCTTCAGCCATGGCAGGAGCCTCCGCATGAATGCTCGCCGGCGCACCAGATCAATTTCGGTTCGACCGGTTCGGACGGGACGCGGCACGACAGCGATGGGTAGCACGGTTGGGGAATTTTCATTTCAGGCCTCCTGGGTTTCGATTGCCCAGTGCAATAGCGCCAGGGCATCGGCTTCGTTGGCGTCAGTCACCGCGTGGCCCTTGGCACGCATGGCGGCGATCACCTCGTCCTTACCGGCATTGCCTTTGCCAGTAGCGTGCTTTTTGATCGTTCCGACCGGCACACCCTGGTACGGGACGTTGCGGTGCTCGCACCAGGTGGAGAGCGTGGCCATCAAGCCACCGTAAACATGGGCGGCATCTACCCCTGCGTGGCGCCGCACCTCCTCAAAGTAAACGGTATGAATGTCAGTGGCCATGTCCCTGAGCTCAGACAGCCAGTGCTTAAAGCGCAGGTAGCGCATACCGCCGCCCTCAAAGCGTTGCGGCTTGAAGCTGATGAAGCCATGGGCGATCTGTCGATCTTGCGCACGCAACGCCCATCCGGTGGTGGTGCCCAAATCGATCGCCAAAACGGTCAGACCATTGCCAGTCGGAATCGATTGGCCAAGGACTGTCTCGACGTGGTCTGACGCAGCCGACAGCGCAGAACGTAACTCCTCTTTAGGTGCGCCCGCGCGCACGTGTAGTAAGTTAACGTTATCAGTTGTCAACTGCGTCAGACCGTGGCTGGAATTGGGTTTTTGTGTCATACAAAGTCCCTCAGTTATCGTTGTAGGGATAGGACGGATGCGGTGAGTTGGAGGGCTGTTTCAAGCCAATGCCAACAAAACCACGCATACCGGAGCCGTTGCGCCATTTCTCAAAGCGGCGTGCCAGTAGTGCATCAGAGAACCGGCGCATGGCTCCTGCGAACTCGCCATTGGCCTCGGCCCACTGCTTCCAGTCGTTGAAGATCTCGAACGTCAGTGCCTTGGCGTTGGCATTCAGGACGCACCGGTCCTCGATCCAGCGACCCATAGCGTCCTCAGCCTCGAAATACTCCTCGGTCGCATCCAGGACGCTTTGCGGCTGCTTCAGACCGTACTGCTGCCACAGCAAACACCCCTCCATAGCCCAGGCCAAGATCCCGTCACGCTCTTTCAACAGCTTCTCGGTGAGCTTGCCGTCGCGCCGTTCGGGTGGAATCGTCACGGTGAACGGAATCAGATGCAGCCGCCGTTTCATGGCCTCGTCCACGTTGCGGATGGATGGCTTGTGGTTACCAGCGATGACCAGCTTGAAGTGCGGCGTGTAGTCGAAGAAGTCCTGGCGCATGAAGCGCGCCGATACC